CGACGCCACGGGCGTCCTGCCGGCAAGCGGAACGTGGATGCACCAGATGGCGGTGATCGGCGTGCGGTTCAAGTCGGACGCGCCGCCCGGCGTCCGGGCCGTGGACGCCGCCGCGGTGATCAACTCCTGGGGGACGAAGTGGATCTCATACCAGGGCAAGTACCCGGCCGATCTGCCAGACGGCGTGTTCTGGGCCGAGAGGCCGGTCGTCGAGCGGATTCTCGCCCAGGGCGACTCCTACGCCATCGGGGCCGTCGAGTTCAAGTACCGCGACATTCACAACGGGGACTGGCTGGCCCCTGCCCCGGCCGACACGCTCACCGTCAGGACCGCCCCATGATCACGCTCTCGAAGCGGCAGCTCGCCGCCCTGGTGCTCGCCGCGATCGTCGCCGGCTGGTGGATGTCGCTGCCGCGCGTGCCGACGCCGGCCGACAACGACAGGCCCGTCCTGCGGGCGATCGCGAAGCTGGCGAAGAACTTCCTCTGGGTGGCCCTGCTGGCCGAGGGCCCGCCGGCCGAGCCGGAGGCGACCCAGTACGTCCGGGCCCACGTCGGCGAGGACGGATACCAGACGCTCGACCACGGGAGGGGCTGGTGATCACGCTCTGGCGATGGATCGTCTCGCTGCTCGTCTGGCTCTCGGCCGATCCGGTCGAGATCGACCTCGAGCACCCACGCGCCGCCGCGGCCGTGGCCGCCGCCCGGGCAAGCATGGCCCACGACACCGCGCCCGCGCCGCCCGCCCCGGCACCGAAGCCGCCCGCCCCCGGCAAGTGCCAGGACTGCAAGGGCACCGGCTGGATCACGCACGGCGACGGCCACCGCACGAAATGCCCATGCGGCGCGGCTGGTGCCTGCCCTGACGGCAAGTGCCCGGCACCCGCGCAGAAAAACGTCCTACGATAGGACGCGGCCAACTTCGCCGGGTTCGCAGTCGCTCATATCGTGCGTGAGGTTTTGACCACCACCCGCACGCAAGGAAGCGACGACATGCCCAGCGCCAAGCTCCAGCGCCTCCAGGACGAGGCCGCGACCCTGACGACCGAGATCACGAACCTCCGCGCTCTGACGCCCGCCGACGAGGCCGAGGCGAAGCAGATCGAGGAGCGGCTGGCCGAGCGGTCCGCCCGGTGCGACGAGGTCGAGAAGCTGGCCGCCGCCGAGCGGATGCTCGACGCGAAGGTCGAGGCCATGAAGGCCGTCACCTCGAGCGAGTCCGACAGCCGCGCCACGGTCGAGAAGGCCGAGAAGCGGAAGGGCCCCGCGATCCACGTCATGCCGGGCAAGTCCCTCCGGGGTTTCGGCTCGACCGAGGACGCGGTCCGTGCCGGCCGGTTCCTGCGGGCCCTCGCCCGCGGCGACCATGCCGAGGCCCGGGCGATGGGCGAGACCTCGCCGACCTATGACGGCGAGGGTGCCGAGCTCGTCTCCCCCGAGCTCTTCCGCGGCTACATCGACGTGCTGGGCTACCAGTCCGTCGGCGTCCAGCTCGCACAGGTCTACACGACCTCGAGCCACACGCTCGAGATCCCGAAGATCGGCGAGATCGACGCCGAGTGGTTCGACGAGCACGAGGCCGTGACCGAGGACGAGGCCACGACCTCGAAGGTCACGATCCCGCTCTACAAGATGGGCCGGATCCTGTCGTTCTCGAACGAGCTGATCCAGGACTCGGCCGCGGTCGTGAACCTGGCCCAGCTCGCGGCCAACCGGTTCGGCCTGGCGATCGCGAAGAAGATCGACACCGTCTGGCTCCAGGGCGATGCCGGCAAGAGCATCGACGGCCTGGTCGACGAGATCGACGCGGCCAACGAGGTCGAGGCCGGCACGGACTTCGACGGGGCGGACCTCGCCTCGGTCGTGGGCAAGATCGACTCGCGGGCCATGAACACGGCCTGGGTCGTGAGCTCGGCGGGCTGGGAGCACCTCATGAAGTCGTCGGTCGTCTCGCAGTCGACGACCGTCGGCGAGCGGGTCCTCCCGACCGTGATGGGTGCCCCGGTCTACAAGTGCCTCGGCCTGCCGGCCGGGACGCTCGCCCTCTACGGCGACTTCTCGATGGCGACCGCGGTCGCGGTGAAGTCGAACGGGCTGGTGATCTCGGCCTCCGAGCACGCCGGCTTCGAGAGCGACGCCGTGAAGTTCCGCGGCCTCCAGCGGGTCGGCATCTCGAACCACGACGCCTCGTTCGTGGCGAAGCTGGTCGAGGCCGGTAGCTGAACCTGATCTCGCCCCCACGCAGACCGCCCGGCGGGGGCAAGGATGCCTCCGCCGGGCCGTTGCGTTTTCAGGAGGACCGTATGGCCGCCCTGCACCCGATCCGGCTCCTGAAGAGCTACCGCGGCTACCGGGCCGGGACTGTGATCCGGGCGACGCCTGGACTGGCGGAGCACCTGGTCGAGACTGGGGCCGGCGTCCGCGAATCCCAGGTATCGCTCCTGGACGCGGCCGTCGCCCGGCCCGAGCGGGCCGTCGCCGTCCCAGCCGTCGAGACGAGGGTAATCCATGCCGACTAAGGTCCGACTGAGCGGCGCGGCTTCCAGGGCGATCCGCCTGGCGACTGGCTCGTCCGCCCGGGAGATCACGATCACGTTCGCCGAGGGCGAGGAGCTGCCGGCCGGCGACCTCTACGCGACCGCGACCTATCGGGACGACACGATCACGCTGACGCCATATGACGTGACCGGCAGCGACGGCATCGCGGCCGTCCAGGTGACGGTCGCGCCCGAGGACTTCGAGGAGTACGGGTCGCGGACCTGGCAGCTCGAGGTCGGCACGCTGGACGCCGGGTCCGGGTCCGGGTCCGGCTCTGGCGACGACACGGCCTACGTCATGTTTTACGCGACCGTGAACTTCCGCGAGATCGTGCCGTCCGTGATCGACTCGACGACCGTGGAGGAGACCTCGTGAAACCGAACACCGTCCGCGTCCTGACCTGGCCCGAGGCCGAGCCGGTGACGCTCGCCGAGGCGAAGCTCCAGCTCGGGATGACCGACTCGTTCGACGAGTTCGACTCGCTGATCTCCGACAAGATCGCGGCCGGCCGCCGCTACATCGAGAAGCGGCTCGGCCAGACGCTCGTCGCCACCGAGTACCGGGCGACATGGGCCGCCGTGCCGGTGACCGGGATCCTCACGATCCCGAACCCGCCGCTCCTGACCGGCTCGGCCTACGGGCTGACGGTGACTGTCGACGGCGAGGAGGTGGAGGCGGAGGACCTCGAGGTCGACGCCGACGCCATGCCGTCCACGGTGACGCTCGGGGCCGGCACGTCCGGGAAGGTCGTCGTCACCTACTGGGCAGGCGTCGAGCCGGGCGAGCAGATCGAGCCGAACCTGAAGGCCGCGCTCCTGATGTTCGTCGAGCACACGTTCAAGAACCGGGGCATCATCGCCGAGGACGGCTCGGCCGAGCTGCCCCAGGCATTCGAGGCCCTGCTCGCGTCCGCCAGCCACTCGGGGGCCTGGTGATGGGCGTCCTGCCGTCCGGGATCCTCCGGGAGTACTTCGCGGTCGAGTCTCCGACCGAGACGCGAAACTCGGTCGGCGAGATGGTCCAGGAGTGGGACGAGGTCGCCCGGGTCTTCGGATCCTACGAGGCCCTCTCCTACGTCGAGCAGGCCCGACGCGGACAGGTCGGAGGGAGCACCTCGGCCACGGTCAGGATCCGCTACTACGAGGGTCTACAAGCGAACTGGCGGCTCCGCTGGCTCTCGCGTGGGGACCGGCTGCTCTACATCTCGGGCGTCGTCGAGCAGGGCCACCGCGAGGCGATGGAGCTCTCGGTCGAGGAGGTGGCGGCATGATCTCGGTCAACTGGAACCAGATGTCGCGGCAAGTCGCTGACCTGGCGAAGAGCTACGAAGAACTGCCTCGGCACATCGGAAAAAAGCACATGATGGCCTCCGTCCGCAGGGCGCTAAAGGCTGCCGGCGGCGTCCAGCGGCTGCGAGCCAACACACCGCCCGTCAATACACGACGCGGCCGTCGCAAGAAGGGCGAGAAGAAGCGATCGACCGGCGAGCTGCGTCGCAGCGTGACCACAAAGGCTAAGTGGTACGGCAGCGGAAAGAACGGAACCGCCGTTGCGATCCTGGGATACAAGGCCGGATGGCCGTCGGTGAAGGCCTACTGGCACGAGTTTGGCACTAAGCGGATGCAAGGCGTCGCCATGATGCAAAGAACCTACGAGTCCATCAGGGGCCAGGTTGCTGCCCGCCTGGCGGACGAGCTGCGGGTAGGTCTTGAGAAGGCGGCCAACGAGATCGCCGCCGGCAAAAACCAGGGCTACCAGGGCTGAACCATGCCATCCGGCTCCGAAGACCTGATCCAGTCCTGGCTCCGGGCGACCCTCGAGGAGGCCGCCGGCTGCGACGCCTGGCCGCTGATCGGGCCGATCCAGGCCCCGCCCTACGTCATGTTCGCCCAGGCCGGCCAGGCCGACGAGGACACGCTCGCGGCCGACGACGAGACCGTGACGACCGGGACGTTCACGATCGAGGTCTACGGGGCGAACTACGCCG